CCTCTGAGTTCCCAAAAAATTAAAAAGCCCAAAACCACCCCAATCGTAAAATGGCAAAGAACCCTATTACCGTAAACCACCCAATTTACAATGTAAGTATAAACACGGCATCCGAATAACAAAAGGAAAGTGAGGACTTTACAAAACCCCAAAATCCAAAATCGGCGGATGCCTACCGGCATAGAAAGAGAGAAATATGGAACAGAACAAAGAAACAGTAACACAGAATGAGCAGAGAGAGGCGGAGGTATGCAGAGAGAAGAAACAGACCGCATGGGACAAATGGAAAGAGGACACGCTGCGGAAGTTCAACCGGACTGCATGACAGAGGCATACACCGAGGGGATCTCAGAAACACATATCAGAACCAATGCAACGGTATTCCACATATACCAGATGATAGAGTTCGGAAAACTAACCAAAGAAGAGGGATTGTATCTCATGGTAAATACGCTTGCAGATGAGAACCACCGTCTGAACCAGATGTGCAATGACCTCATAATGAGGATGCCGTCACGTCTGCTCGTAGAAACAATAACAGGCAAAAATTAAAAATCGGCGGAGGCTTACGCCTCATAGGAGGTAAAATCGGATGAACGATGAAAACAGCAATTTCCAAAATTCCCCGGAAAATAAAAAGAGGTCTTGGTACTGGGAAGATAAACCGGTATCTCCGTTTGTGGGAAATGTGTCTATGATGCCGTCACTTATGGTATGCAATGGTTGTCCGGGATGGGGAACTGAGAGATGCCATAGATGTAGTCCGTTATCCGGCGGAGTAAAAAGCGTGTAGGAGGAATTGAAATGCAAATCAAAAAAGAACCGTGGTATAAAAGGCTATTCGACAAGATTTTAGTATCGTGTTTTTCTTCCGTGCAAGCATGAGTGGGAAGTGTTGGAAGTCCTCTGGACGGCACATGATTACAGCGGTTTTAAGTACGATGTATGCAGATGTGGGTGTAAGAAATGCGGAGAGATAAGAATTGAGAAATTTTTAGTGTAAAAGACGGAGGTAGAGAGATGGTAAAGACGGTTGTTGCGGTTATCGTAGGGTTAGTTTTGCTCAATACAGCGTGGTTTGTATTGAAAATTGTGATTCTGATAGTGGCAGAGAGAAGAGAATACGAAAAATACAGATACAAAAGCCCTTATCAGTCTCCACACAGAGATGCTTTTATCATGGAGTGCTCAGACCCGAATAGCAGTCCATACGCAAGGCAGTTGGATAAGTGCATCAAAAAGATGGATAGGGAACAGAAACGCATAGCGAAAATCAAATTGAAATCAGACAAGAAACTGTCGAATATGAGCATTTAGAGAATTTTGACGTATCGGAGGATGTGCGAAATGGATAGACCGGTAGAAATCACAAGAAGCTATGCAGAGTGCAAATTCTGTAACGATATTGCTGATATGTGCAATGAGATACCAGATTGTACTCACTGTGAGAATAGAAAAGGAACATGGATAGATACAATCACGAGCCTGCTTGGCACAAAAGCGGTTGTCGTTCTGGAAGATGGCAAAGTGGAGACATATCCACTGGATAGACTTAAAGTTATCACAAAGAGGGAGAGATAATGAAAATTATTGAAGAAATTGGCGAAGCTGCAATGTTGGAACAGCTTGCAGAGGAATGTACCGAACTTGCAAAGGCAGCACTCAAAATGGCAAGGATCATACGAAAAGAGAATCCGACACCTGTAACAGAGAAAGAAGCCATAGCAAATATCAGAGAAGAGTACACGAATGTCGTACAGTGTGCCGGAGAACTTTCATTGACCGTAGATGAGGAACAGATGGCACGCAAACACGAACGGTGGGAAAAGAGAGTGAGGGATAGAACATGATACCATTCAGGCATTGCATAAGGGAACCACACGGATCTGCAGTGAAATTTGAGATACTGGCAGCAGCACCGAATGAGTTTCAGGTACGTTACCCAGATTATGATTACATTAAAATGGGAACCGGACCGTCAGTGATGTATAACAGAGAACAATTACTGTGTTTCCTACTAGCGTATGATAAAGCGGAGTGCCTTGAATTTATGGAAAAGCTGTATCATCACATGGGATGGTCTACTGAAAAGCTGTATGAGAATCCGGCGTTTGCCGAAGTGATAAAGGAGAAAAAGACATGATAGCACGTTTCTTACAGGATATTGTCGTAAACGACATTGAGAAGAATATGGAAATGACTATTGACAAGGGCGAAGAACTTTTTGCAATCGACAGAGGAACCCATTATGAACTGAGAAAGGCTGACGGATGGGGAACTATGGCTCCGAAAGAGTGTGAGGGAGAATATTATGAGATCATCAAATGATTTTTACAAGGAGGAACCATGCAAAGAGTAACAAAACAATATGTATGCGACCGGTGCGGTACAGAAATAGATGTTCAATACGAATGGTGTGGATATTTCCGTGAAGAAAACAGAGATTGAGCAAAAGTATTCTTCCGGGGAATCCATAGCCACCCTTGCAATGGCATATCACATTTCAAAGAAACAGATTAAGGTACTTCTCGGAGTAGAAGAGACGGAGGAAAAAGGAACCATGTCTGAGCAGGAAATGATAAAGAAACTCGGAGAACTTACGAGCGAGGTTGAAAAACTGAAAGCAAACAAGAAACCTCTGGAAGAAAGAAATGCGCAAGTAGAAAAAGAGAATGATGATCTGAGGAAACAGATTGAACAGCTTGAAAGTTTCAATGCAGAGCTGGATGCCACAGTCAAGGAACAGACTGAAATGCTGAACGGTGGAAAGTTATATGAGAACTATCAGGAAGTTTGCATTAAGAACAGCAAGCTCAACGCAACGGTTGATGTCCTGGTAGAGAAAATCAGTATGCTAAAGGCGGTGGGCTGTCATGGATAATGGAATGGAACTCAGAGTGAAAGATTATTGCGCTTTCTGCCCTGATTTTGATGCTGATGTTGATAAGGTTGATATTACTGTATTGGCGGATCGTACACAAAGGGCATTAACGACTATCAGATGCAGACACGCCGAAAAGTGCGAAAGAATATACGGGAGAATACAGGAGGGCAGAACTAATGAAACAACGGTGGTACAAAGTAGTGTTTGAAACCATTGAGAGAAAACCAATCCGCAGAACTGTTACCGTATGCAGCACGGACAGTGTTCATGCGTCTGCTCTGGTATATCAGCAGTTCGGTAGAAAGAAAATCAAGGTAAAATCTGCCAAGAAAGTAAAGGAGAGCGAATGATGGATAATTTGAACTTGAAACCGCAGTCCCCGGATGAAGTAAAAACCATGATGTGGACTGGGGAAAATCAGCGTGAAATGTTCGATCTGCTTACTTGCGGCAAGAAAATTGAAGATTATATGACTGCCAGTGGAGAGAACTTTTTCATAGACCATAGCACCGTAAAAGGCGGGTTGGTGCTCATTACCAACATAGGAAATCAGTGCGGATGCAAAATACCGGTAAAGATAGGGGATTATGTGTGCGGTCGCAGATATGGAGATAAATGGTGCTTTTCCGTTGCGGACGGTACAGCTTTTGAAAACAACACTTGCGGAACTCTCGAAAAGAGAGAGGGGAAAGAAAAACCGATAGACATATTCAAAAACCAGGAGCAGTTAGAAGAGTGCCTGAGAGAGTGGCAACACAGATTATTCCTTGATGGGTGGCTAATACTGGCACACGTTAAGGATAAGATTATGAACCCTAATGGAGAAGAGGTAATTGACGCTGCCGGATATAACACATTCATATTTGAATCCAGTCAGGCAAACATCCAGTTACTCAGCGATGAATCTTACAAAGAGAACAATACATTGTTCAAACACTGCATGGAAAAGGATCTTGTGCATGAACTTTTACATTGCAAGTACGATTGGATGGGATGCCAGGGTGGAACCTATGAGGGCGTGTATCTGGATGCGACCGAACACCAGAAGCTAGAGGAAATGGCAAAGAGTCTTATCATGGCAAAATATGGGTGTCGGTTATGATTACTTCATGTGAGGTGCAATATGACAACGGTGGTGGTCTATAAGACCGATACAAAAGAAGTTCTGGCAGCTATTCCGATGGACGGCGGAGATGCCGTCTGCCGGAATGATGTGGAATTTCAGATTTACAACGGAACAGAACCGATCTTTACGGAAGTTCCCGGAGGGATAGTTCTGGCAGAAAACAAATTTATGCTAAAGATGGAGGACAAGAACAATGAAAAATAAAGGAACATGGATTATTGTCGGCATTGTAGTCGCATTTGTATTACTGATTGCAGGAATTTTCGTAACAACGAACAACAGAGCCATTTCGTTAGAGGAACAGGTTCTTACGGCAGACTCCGATGTGCAGACGCAGGAGAAACGTAGAGCCGATCTCATCTACAATCTGGCAGACTGCGTAAAAGAATATGATAAGCATGAGGCAGATACGCTTTTGGCAGTTGTTGACGCAAGGAACAATGGCGGTGTGGATATTGAGAATGTCACAACTTCCATTGCTGCGGTTGCGGAGCAGTACCCAGAACTGAAATCGAATGAAAATTATAAAGAGCTTATGAATGAATTGGCTACGACTGAAAATCTGATTGCACAGTACAGACAGTCCTATAACAATGAAGTCCGGGCATACAAGAAATATGTGCGTAAGTTCCCTCATAAGCAGATCTTAGGAATGATGGGATATGAGGTTATCAATTATTCATATCTGGAATACAGCACAGAGGACAGGCAGCCGGTAAGCAATCTGTTTGGAGAATAAGCCTATGAGAAAATGGAGTACGATAATCTACTCCGGCAGTGGTTGGGATTTGACGGTGCGAGAACTCATGTTTAGCATCGTCATTATCCTTGTCATGCTCACGGGTGGATTTTTCATCAGCGAAAAGATTTCTTCCTCATGCGACAACAAAAATGAGGAATATTATCAGGCAATTAAGATCGATAATGACGCAGAACAGTTCCAGTATGGAATGAGAACCAATGTAGGCAATGCGTTTGTAAAAGGAACTCTGTCGGTTGTAGATCCGGTTACTGACTCTGATATTGATGGCGAATATGCCTACATAGAAGTCAGAGAGGAACATTACAACCAACACACCAGACAGGTAGCCCATACGACAACGATAAATGGAAAATCCCACACATATTACACAACGGAAACTTACTATTCGTGGGATTATTACGACAGTTGGGAAAAACATAGCGAAAAGGTATCATTTCTTGGCGTTGAATTTCCATACGGCGCAATATCCATGCCGGGAGACTATCATATAGACACACAGAAGAAATCAAGCCGTGTGCGATATAAGTATTATGTCATAGACACTGCCTACGATGGTGTCATTTATACAGAACTGAAAGATAACACGATAAGCAATGGCAGCACGTTCATTCAGACTGATACGTTAGATAGTGCTGTGGATTACATGGTAAGCAGCAGTACGGCGATGATAGTCGGATTCTGGATGCTATGGATTGTCTTTATAGGGGCGGCGGTATACGGATTCTGCTATTTGGATAACAGATGGTTGGAGGATGAGTAATGTTTATAGTAAATCAGGATAGAAATACGACAATCAACATGGGAAATGTGAAAGAAATTTCATTGCATGGGAAACAAATCTTTGCAGACGATACCGTAATTGGTAAGTACGGAACGGAAGAAAGAACAGATCAGGTCTACAATGAAATGCTGCAAACCCTATTTTCCCGATACATGATGTTGAAAGATGCAGAGTTGCCGCCGGACGCAATGAAAAACTTTGCAAACGGAAATGTGATTCTGCTGAAAAGTGCGGACAGAGAGCCTGACGTGAAGTTTTATGACAATGGATTATATTATATGCCGGAGGAATAGAGATGAAAGATTTGATTTTTGCACTTATATGGTTTGTGGTACTGGGAATTTATATCTTTGTGAGTTGGAAAGATGCAAAGTCCAACAACGATGTGAAAAAGGAAATCACACAGATGAATGAACTGCTCTTAGAACAGAACACACAGCTCAGAAAGCAGAACGATCATCTGAATATGGTTATCTTGAGTGTTTGCAGTAAGAGTGTAAGAGATAGACAACAGAAGAAAGATGGTAAAACCAATGATGAGACAGAGAAAGAGAAACAATAAGCCACATTGGCGGAAAAGACCACAGAGAAAGTTACAAGATCAATCAATGCCAATGCCGGAACCGTCCGTTGAATTTCAAAACACCTACACTTTCAGACCGATAGAGACGTACCAGGTATGCAAACACCTTGATATATTCCAAGCAGGTCGAGAGGATATAGCAGGTTTTGTCCATAGGAAAATGGCACAAGAAATGGGTATGAAACTTGCACAAGACGGAATACTCGTATTCGACACAGAACCAGATTCTAAGAACTGCGGAATCGTTGTCAGGGCAAGAGTTGATGTAATAAGACCGAAGTAAAAATACAGAGCCGTGTAGAGCCGTGAGAAAGGATGAATTTTCATGGCTCAACACGAACTATCGAATAAAGAGATTATCGTAAGGCTTCTGAAAAGCGATCTGAGTGACTATGACAATCTTCTGTCCTTACTCGGAATGGCAAATGAGGTTATCCGGGAAGATAAAGAACTTTCGCGGAAATTAGCGAATAAGGTCAGATTCCTTGCACTGAGACTGTGTGCGACAGGAGATATTAAATATTACAATTTGTACAATAAGGCTCTTTTGTTCTTGGCACAGGAACATAAGGATTTTGACTCTTATCTGCTTTATGTGGAAAAGAACAGAGATCCAGAGGACAGATACTATCAGCCACGAAGAAATAAGATTTATTGGCTTGTACAGAAGATGCAGAGGCTTATTGATGATGAGTTGGATATTCTATCAATATCAATGCCTCCTGGCACCGGCAAGACCACACTGGGAGAGTTTTTCATATCGTTTGTAATGGGGCATTACCCAAACACACCAAACCTTATGTCCTCCCATTCTGGATTCATGACGAGAATGTTCTATGATGCCGTTCTCAACATAATTACCAGTAATGAATATTGTTGGAGCGATGTGTTCCCGGATATTGTATTTGAGGGAAACAACGCAAAAGAAGAGACAATAAACCTTGGAAGATGGCAGCCGTTTAAGACACTGACCTGCAGACCAATCAGAGGTTCCCTTACCGGTGTTACCCGTTGTGAGGGATTTCTGTATGTGGATGATTTGGTTTCCGGTATCGAAGAGGCTTTGTCTATTGATCGTCTGGATAAGTTGTACGGAGAGTACACCACAGACCTTAAATCTCGTAAAAAGAAGAAAGCAAAAGAGATCCACATTGCAACCCGATGGAGTGTGCATGATGTTATTGGCCGGCTTGAAAGAATGTATGAGGGCAATCCGAGGGCAGAGTTCATTGCTGTTCCAGATATTGATCCTCAGACCGGAAAAAGCAACTTTGATTACGATTACGATGTTGGATTTGATGAGAAATACTTCCACGATATGGAAATGTCGATGGATGATGTTTCATATCGCTGCCTGTATAAGAGCGATCCGATTGAGAGAGAGGGTATTCTGTATCATCCAACAGAATTACAGAGATATATCGGAGGACTGCCGGACAGAGAACCGGATTCTATATTGGCAATCTGCGATACCAAGGACACCGGTACAGACTACAACTTCCTCGGAGTTTTCTATCAGTATGGAGACAGATACTATCTGGAAGATCTGGTATTCAAGAACATCGACCCTGGGACCTTGGACGAACTCAACTCAGATATGCTTGTTAAGCATCATGTACAGCAGGCACAGTTCGAGAGCAACAAAGAGGGTAGCAGAACCGCAAATGAAGTTGAGAGACTTGTCAAAGCAAAAGGCGGCAGATGCCATATCACGAAGAAATACACTACTCAGAACAAAGAGACCAAGATCATCGTCAATTCTTCATGGGTTAAGGAACACGTCATATTCAAGGATATTACAGAATATGAGCCTAAGAGTGATTACGGTGTGATGATGTCATTCCTTTGCAGTTATACACAGCTCGGAAAGAATAAACATGATGATGCGCCGGACACTCTGGCAATGTTCGCCCAGTTTGTAGATGCTCTTCTTGGCGGAGAGGGACAGGTAGTAAAGAGAAGTGACTTAGGAATATAGAAAGGGATAGCATGGGACAATATAGTTTCGCCACCAACTTAAAAAAAGAAAGAACGAATAGGGGAATTACACAACACGAACTTGCAACGGGCGTTCATGTGGCGCAGAATACCGTGAGCGATTGGGAACAATGCAAAAGTTATCCGTCAATCGACAAGATATACGATATAGCAAATTTTCTCAAAATCCCTGTAAGCAAGTTGATTTCTGATGTTCAGAAAAATGGCTGTAAAGCCGACTGCACACAGAAAAACAAATTTTTTTGAAAATTTTGTTTATTCCACTTGACAAAGAATGTTTAGTACGCTATACTACGACCATACCAAGTGACACGGATATAAGTTAAGCGGAGTGAACACAAGGTATTTGGCATTAAAGTTTCTCCTAACCATTACGGCACAGCAACAGTGCCGTAATATGGGAAGTAAGCTAACTCGGTAGAAGCGATGGACTGAAAATCCATAGGAGTTGGTTCGACACCAACACTTCCCACTCAGGATTACTGTTCCCCGACAGCAATCCTACATCGGAGGGTTCCCACTTATGATAATCATCCGAAACCTCACATAGAATCTCCCCAGTGTGAGGTATGGACCATTAGCTCAGTTGGTTAGAGCGTCCGGCTCATAACCGGATGGTCCGGGGTTCAAGTCCCTGATGGTCCACGCATGGCAATCCGGCACGAAACTATAAATATGGCCATGGCAGTGAAGCTACGCCGAGATACACCGGAGGAAGTAAGGCGGCTGAGTGCGGCGGTGCAGTGCAGAAACGGTATGACTACCGCATGACCGTGACGGCTACCAGAGGTAGCAGACAAGAGAGGATGCAAAAAGATGTATATTCCTGAATTTTGGTGCGGTGTTGCCGCAACGATAATCACAGAAGTAATAATTGCAATCGCATATTCCATATATGCAGACCACAAGAAAGGAGGCAAGAAGTAATGAACAAAGCTGAATTAGTACAGGCTATGGCTGACGATGCCGGACTTTCCAAAAGTGACGCTGAAAAAGCACTCAACGCATTTGTTGAGATCGTAGGCGGAGAACTTGGAAAGGGTGGAAAAGTGCAGTTGGTAGGTTTCGGAACATTTGAAGTGACTGAGCGTGCTGCCAGAGTTGGCAAGAACCCTCAGAACGGAAAAGAGATTTCCATTCCGGCTTGCAAAGCACCTAAGTTCAAAGCCGGTAAAGCACTGAAAGATGAAGTGAATCGCTAAATGATCGGAGCGAACTTGGTGTAGTGTGGTGGTTCGATTCCACCTGTGGGTGCAGCTCTAGCGATCAAGATTCCCACCGCTTCTTTCCTAATGTTCTTGGCGATACAAAGAAAATTCCGGGCGGACGGCAACGATTGGTGGTGTTGCGGCGGACTGTAAATCCGTTCCCTCGTGGTAAACATTGGAGGTTCAATTCCTCTTTCGCCCATTTCGGTGTAATGAACCGAGAAAGTAATCTTGCAAGAAAAAATCAATATCAGGAACCCGTTTACGCTTGTGCGGTTGATTTCCTTTCGGTAAAAAAGGAACGCTCCTCTGTTCGATTAGTCAAGCGGTCAAGATACCACCTTTTCACGGTGGGGACGGGAGTTCGATTCTCCCATCGAACATTTCAACTGAGAATAACGCTGACTGTTTACAGTTGGTTTCGTATTCCGGCTGAAAAGTATTGGCGAAAGCCGTGGTAAGCAATCATTAAATAGGGAGATTGCAATGCTCACTGAGAGGCTTATGTGAGTAGTCCGGGAAAGCCGACAGGACTTAAACTTGGAGAGCTTGCGTAAGTCACGCTAAAGACCATTGTTGCAACGATGCCTACGATAGCATAACTGGAAATGCCACGGACACCATGCCGGGGAAAGTGGGGTTCAACTCCCCACCGTAGGACGAGCGGATTTCTTAACTGATTTTCTTAGTCCGGCTTTAACAGGAAAGAAAATTGGCGGTGGCGAGGTTCCGGTGATCACTAAGTGACTTTTGGCATGAGTATTTTCAAGAGGAAAACCATGAGTAGAAAGGCAGATAGAGCCGTAACTACACAAAAAAATCTATCAAAACGCAGAGGACAAGTAGAGGCGGAGAACTGCGATAACAACGTACATCCGAGGTAAGGCGATAAAGAGTTGGACTCGCCAAAGGTTCTTTGAGTATGTAGTCGGTGGATTATGAGAACCATGTGGAGGGGTGTAAGGTCCGAGAACCACATTAAAAAATGAAATACCTTTGTTGGCAACTGTCTTACACGTTGCATCGGTTCGGTAGTGGCAACCATCCAAGCTGCCGCCGGACTGCATTGGGGTATAGCTCAGATGGATAGAGCACAACACTACGGATGTTGGTTAGCGCAGGTTCGAGTCCTGTTACTCCAATAATGGCTTGTAGCTCAGTGGTAGAGCGTCTGACTGTTAATCAGAATGTCGTGGGTTCGATCCCCACCTTGCCAGTTGGAGACACTTGACTTACTCTTTCAAAGCACTCCATAAAAAGGTTACGAAAGGGCGTTTACGACCGGCGGAAGAGGATCTCCGACTTGTACGTTACCAAGGGAAAACTACTCTGCCGTGTGTCCGGTTGGTCGAGGGTGCGGTCTTGAAAACCGTCTGGATGTAAAAGTCTCTGGGGTTCAAATCCCTAACACGGCGTGGCAAAGTAAAGGATACGTTCGATTCGTAGGTGTATGGGTTGCACATTCTCTATCCAAAAACCAATAGAGAAAGGAACGGTTCGATTCCGCGGTGTGAGGTCGCATTTTATTTTGTGGTTTTGGCTCTATGGTATAAAGGTTATTACGCCCGACTGTCTATCGGAAAATTTGGGTTCGATTCCCAATAGAGTCGTTATGGTGCATTGCCGTAATGGTAGCGGAGTGGCTTGCTAAGCCATCCGGCAGAAATGCCGTATAGGTTCGATTCCTATATGCACCGCTATGAGACCGTATTCCACCGGTGGAGGAGGTCTCAGAATTTGAAATTGCCGGAATAGGTAGACGGATAATCATAGTAAAGGAATGGGGTAGGCGAGAGGTAGGTGCGAGGACAAGCCACAGAAACAGCCGTAATCCTACCGCCCCAAGAAACTACTGAAAATCATAACTATTGTACCGAGTACCAACAGCGAAAGGTGTGGCTAACAGTAGCATAGTTCCATAGTGGGTGCAAATCCCATTACTCCAAAGCCGTCCTGACTTCGGACGCTAAACCAGTTGGGGTTAGAGAGATTTCCCGAAAGATAGTTTCTATTGGCATACCCGGTGGTTAGGGTGTATCACAGCAAACCATAGTGAGTGTACGGAATTATTTAATCAAGTCCACCGTTCAGGATGTCGGCTGTGTGACGGTTAAGAGTGATTATGCGAGAAATTCGACATAGCAGAAAACTCAGAGGTTCTTGTGGGGCGAAGAACCATTATGGCGGAGTGGAGCAGTGGTAGCTTGTCGGGTTCATGCCCCGGAGGTCACAGGTTCAAATCCTGTCTCCGCAATCTTGCGTGGTAGTTCAATGGAGAGAACATTATGAGCGGTTGTCATGCTCCATGTGACACGGACAGCAATAATTCTTTTTTCGATGGTAACGAAGAGATGGGGGTTCGATTCCCTCCCACGCAACTGATACGGATTTCCGTATTAAAACCGAATATGGAGAGGTGGCGGAACGGTAGACGCGGCAGTTATGTACAATACGTCATGTTCGTGGCGTTGACGGCAATATATTACAGCTTGGGGCCTGCTTCATTGATGGTTCAAATCCATCCCTCTCCATTCAAGGCGATGGCGCAAATGTCCTTACAAATCAAGAAGATGCGCCAATTACATGAGTGAGGTAGCTCAGTTGGTAGAGCACGAAAGAAAAATGGATCATGTTTGTGGTCCGAACAGCAATCTTTCATTCCATGCTAAGGACGTTGTCGGCGGTTCGAGTCCGTCCCTCACTCTATATGGCGATGTGGTGCAAAGGGAGCACAGCAGCTCTGTTAAGAAGAATGTCATGTTAGTGGCATAATCAGCAAACTCCTTTCAATAACAATCCCAAGCTGCGGATAGAGGTTCGATTCCTCTCATCGTCTCTGCCCCGATTGCCGGTTATGGTAAACCGGATGGAACATGGTTGACAGGAGTGTTCCTTACAGCAATCGAGCATACGGGTTCAAGTCCTGTCGGGGCAATTAAGTGACGCTTACAGCAATCTTTCAAAACAGAAAATTCCATTGACAATATTTTCCCGTTTGAAACAGCGTCATGTAAAAAGAAAGAGGTTGCCCATGAACCGAAAAGAAGATTATAGGGATATGGAAAAGTATCATAAAGCGTGTCAGAGGCAGCATAGGCGATATTACAACAAAACGTCATTTCTATATCCGTCTCATCCGTGGACTACGGAGGAAGATGCACTGGTAATCAAACATGAGATTACCGATTCTGAACTGTCTGAGAAGATTGGTCGTTCTGTCGGAGCGATACATAACAGGCGGTATGAACTTAAAAAGTTAGCCAGATAGGCATAAAACTTTACATGGGACACTTACAGCAACCCTTTTGGATATGACTGTTAATCATAAACCCCAATAGTGTCCTGACAATGAAACGGTAAACAATTTTATAGGGACTCCTACAGCGATCACAATGGTTAAAGCAAATGTCTAAAAAACAATGTGAAACGGTTCAATTCCGTAAATGAGAGTCCTGGAAAGGTAGGAAAACATGAGTTTTGCAGATGCAATGAGAGAAGAGGGTAGATTTACCCGGACTGAAAACGGTGCAGTGGCACTGAATACCTCTGGCGATGCCCGACTGGATCTGTTTGGTACAATCGGATCGCTGAGAGAGGCTGATGAGAACAGAATTACCACTCTGTTTGCTGAGGCATACGCACAGGATAAACTCTTTGCTACAAAGATTGCGTTCTATGCAAGAGACATTCGTGGCGGTCTTGGAGAGAGAAAGACTTTCAGAACCATTATTCGTTATATGGCAAAGAAACACCCAGAAGCACTCAGACCAAACCTTGATCTGGTTGGTGTATTCGGAAGATATGATGATCTGTATGAGCTTATCGGAACTCCATTGGAGGACGATATGTGGGCGGCAATGAAGAAACAGTTTGAGGAAGATTTACAGAACCTCAATGCCGGAAATGCAATTTCTTTACTTGCAAAATGGATTAAGACCGCAGATGCAAGCAGCTCTGCCACAAGAAAACTCGGAATCCTTACGGCGCAGAAATTAGGCTATCCGGTCTACAATTTCAAGAGAATCGTCCGTAGCATGAGAAAACAGATCGGTGTCGTTGAAAGTCTTATGTCAGCCGGAAGATGGGATGAAATCAAATACCCGGAAGTTCCGAGCCGTGCGATGATGATTTACCGCAAGGCATTTATGAAACATGATGCTGAGAGGTTTGGAGAGTTTATCAACAAGGCAGAAAAGGGAGAGGTAAAAATCAATGCTTCAACACTGTTCCCTTACGATATTGTTGAGAAGATCCTTTATGGCAGAGAGAGCAGTAAGGTACTCGAAGCACAGTGGAAAGCATTGCCAGATTATGTGGAGAAAGGAACAAACGCTTTAGTTATGGCGGATGTGTCCGGTTCTATGAGAGGCAGACCTATGGCAACATCAATCGGTCTTGCAATCTATTTTGCAGAGAGAAATGTTGGAGCATACCACAACCTGTTTATGACGTTCTCTGACAGACCGGAGACGGTTATTCTGAGGGGAGAAACACTTGAACAGAAGATCCGCAACGTAAGCAGAGCAAATTGGGATGGTAACACAGACCTTAAAGCTGCTTTTGAGAGGGTTCTTGAAATTGCGAAAAAGCATAATACTCCACAGGAAGAAATGCCGAAAGCAATCGTTGTTATCTCTGATATGGAAATTGACTATTGCGGAAACCGTGAGTGGTCTTTCTATGACAAGATGGCAAATAAGTTCCGCAAGGCCGGTTATGTAATCCCTAACATTATCTTCTGGAATGTGAATAGCAGACACGATGTATTCCATGCAGATCACAACCGTAAAGGCGTGCAGCTTGCAAGCGGACAGTCCGTGACGGTATTCAAACAGATCCTGCAGAACCTTGGCTACAATCCGGTTGAGGCTATGGAGAATACAATCAATTCTGAGAGATATGATTGCATCACAGTCGAATAGAGTAAATACTGACCGGGGCAAATAGCTCCGGTCAAATAAAATATAAAAGGAGATAACCACCAATGAAAACACCCTACAATGAAATTGTGAACATCGCAAGTATTGGTTCACAGACAAATCCGATTTCTCTAAATGAGATTTTGAGAAAGGCAAACGATGAGCAGCTTACACCGGCAGCACAAAACAAAGAGAGAGTATTGTTTCTCGGAATTGATGTGCAGCAGGACTTCATGGATAATGGAGCACTCGGAGTTCCCGGAGCACACGGCGATGTGGAGAGAATGACACAGTTTATCTATAACAACATGGATAAAATTACAAACATTGCGGTATCTATTGATACCCACACACCACATCAGATTTTCCATCCGTGCTGGTGGATTGATGAAAATGGCAACAATCCGGCTCCTTACACACCGATTACGCTGGCAGACCTTGATTCTGGAAAGTACAGAGCTGTTATCTACCCTCGCCAGAGCCGTGACTATGTAGAACATCTGGAAAAAGACGGAAAGAAAACCTTATGCGTATGGTCTTACCACTGTTTACAGGGTACATCTGGTGCGGCATTTGAAAATCAGTTTGCCAACATGATTTATTTTCACTCTGTTGCAAAGAAAGCCGTTACGCAGCGTCTTGTAAAAGGACAGGACCCACTCAGCGAAATGTACGGAATTATCAAACCTGAGTATGATACAAAGAACTACATCAATATCGACTTCCTGAACAAACTGGAAAATTACGACAAGATCATTATTGCAGGAGAGGCAAAGAGCCATTGCGTATTGGAAAGCATTAAACAGATTCTCGAACATTACGCTAATCGCCCAGAGATTACTCAGAAAATCTATATCCTGGAAGATTGTATGTCCTCCATTCCTGGGTTTGAGGATGTTACTGAGCAGACCTTTGATGATTTTAAGAAAACGTACCATGTAAACATCGTGAAAAGCACAGATGATATTTTGTAGGAGGTAGCCGGTATGAATGAAACAGAACAGGTAATTGACGGATTAGATGAGGTTGAGATCGCAAATACCTCCATTGATGAAATCGACAGTGAGAACATCAATTTAATTTTTGTCGGAATCGACAAGTCTGGTTCTATGGGAATGTATGAAAGAGATATGGTAAAAGCTCTTTCGGATTTCAAAGATGCACTTATCAATTCCAAGGAATGTGATGAGATTCTGGTTGCAAGAGCAGACTTCTCCGACAGTGCAACCGTAGGAGGCTATAAGCGCATTACAGAGTTTGACACTTCGTATAGCACCGATGGATGCACAGCTATGTACGATACGATCATTGATGGAACTGAGAAGTTGAAAGAATACAGAGACTTCCTCAAAAATGAGGGAATGAGAGTAAAGGCCGTGTTTGCAATTTTCGGAGATGGGATGGATAACTCTTCTCAGCCGGGAGGGTTTGCAAAGGCAAAGAAAGCGGTAGAGTATCTGAACGTGGAAGAAATCGTTACTGCGTTTATCAGTTTCGGAGGACAGGCAACACAGGAGGCGAAAGACCTTGGATTCAAGAATATCCTCGATGTAAGCAGTTCTGCATCAGAACTCAGAAGAGCTTTCAACTGCTTATCAAAATCAGTGATTGAAAACTCCAAGAGTGCCGTATCGAAACAGGATGATTTTTTTGACGTATAAAAAATGAGAGTAGAACGGCGATCCTAAAAGGGGTTGCCGTTCTTTTTTGCGGGAGGAAATACAATGGTTATAAATAAAATCGGTCAGCAACATATCGACTACGGTACGAATTGCCAGGACTACGGAATTGAATTTAATGGGATGAAAGTTGTTTGCGATGGTTGTTCGGAGGGGAAACATTCGGAAGTTGGAGCAAAAGCGTTTTGCCATCTTTTGAAAAATGACAGCAGAATTATACATGAATGTAGTGTATATACTGCCGCAGCCGCCTTTGGAGAGATACTTGGTCTATTTGGGCAGACTTCCGGCTCAATCAGAGATTTCCTTTGTTTTACGATCCTTATGGTTACTGAAAATGAGACACATTTCATGGTAGATTACTGCGGAGATGGTTTTATCGTGAAAGAACGTCTGGACGGAACGATTGAGTTTGAAGAACTATCTGACGGAGAATACCCGAAATACTTTGCCTATAATTATGTGGATAAGGATATGCTCAAACAGTACAAAGATGGTGTCATTTTTTCCACAAAGGCTTTTCCAAAAGACGAATACAGGAATATTGGTGTAGCGTCTGACGGAATACGATTCGCCATGAAAGATGCACAATTTAAGAAAGAATTTACGGAAGCCCTGCAGAGCGGTAAGGAAGTAAGGGTAAAGAGGTTTATAAACAAACATCAGAGAGTATTCCAGGATGATACAACAATCGTATTGTAGGAGGGCATTATGAAAATGGCACTAACGAGGATAGGAAAAGAAAAGATAAGACAGCTTACCCCCATAACGGAGGGAGGCGAGGGATATATCTATGAGTTTGGCAACGATATTCTGAAAATTTACAAACCCTGTGTTGATATTGCAGCCAAGGAAAAGAAAGTTGCCATGCTCATTGACAAACCGCTGCCAAAGGAGGCTATTAAACCGATTACGGCAGTGTATGACAATAACAATAAGTTTATTGGTTACATTATGCCAAAAGCCGTAGGAGAGGAAGTAAGAGTTCTCACAAGTAAAAAATATCTGAAAGCGAATGGGATAACCACGAAAGATATTTTGGAAATACTCGTAAAGATACAGGACACCGTGAGAGATATACATTCCGCCGGAGTGTGTATTGGGGATCTGAACGATCAAAACATCCTCTTTGACAAAACTGGAAATGTGTACTTTATAGATTGTGATAGTTGGAGCGTGGAAGATGAAAAATGCGAAGTTTGCATGGACTTATTCAGAGATCCATTGATGAAAGGAAATGATTTTTCAGAGGAAACAGACACATACGCAGAGGCAATTTTGATTTGGAAAACCCTTACAAGGATTCATCCGCATGGTGGGACTGTGACACCAGATATGGATATTGTAGAACGTATGAAACGAGGAATATGCGTAATAGACAATCCAAAAGTAAAAATACCAAGAACGATTAAACCGTGGAAAAACTTATCTCCTTATCTGGTTGATTCTCTGAAAAAGATTTTTGAGAATAAGAGCCGATCTATGGGGGATGAATTAAAACACATGGCAAAGCACCTTAAATTCTGCGATGTACACCAGGAGTTTTATTATGGCAAATATGCTCGTTGTCCGTTATGTGATAATAATGCAAATGTTATTACTAAGCCGGTATCACAAGGGGTAACAGGAGGACTTACACTTATCACGATGCTCAAAGGAAACGATGTAAAAATTGTTCTAAATGAGCAGTGTTATATCAATAATGCCGGAGAAGTAGTGGAAATTAAGAATGAGAATAAATTCGCATACGAAAGCGGAATTAAATATCATTTTGCAGAGGTTGGAGCAGAGAATATTGTAATAAAAGCGGATGATAGATCGTTCTGGTTTACCACGGATAGAGAATATGTGTTTGAGAAGAAACACAAGAGTCCGATTTATGCGGCAGGAGATTCGGTATACTTCATAAGTCCTGCCAATACATTAACTTCCATTCAGATCACAAAATCAGGCAACGGAATACGGACGATTACAAAATGTGGGTATGAGAGTTACTTTGCGGTATCTGAGGGACATTCGTGCGTTGTAAGTAGATTTGCAGAAAACCTCATTGTGAGTCTGGATGGGAAAAATATTGAGATACCATATATTGATACCGTGAATAATTATGGAATACACAGAGATAAAATAACAGGAGGATGGCTTATAGTGTTGGAGAACGGAGCCGGACAGTTCTTTACCTTTGTGTGCAATGAACATGGAGTAGCGTATAGCGAGGATCGCATTAAATATCAATGTGGGCTTGGCAATGTATGTTTTTATAACTCCAATATTTCAATACCGATTGATGGGAATATCAGAATATATTCGTACCAGAAACAGGCATTTAAGGATTTTGAGTGCGAAGCCGTATCGCCAGATAGCTGTTTAATCAAAGATTCCACAGCATTTACGATCATCAATGATGAAAATATTTATAGACTTGGGAGAACTGTACGATGAAAGGAGAAAATGGTATGACAGAAGCACAGAAAAAAGCAGTTGAGGTACAGAAAGAAATCGAAGATGCCTGCATCCGGCATGGACTTAATCTTACTATCTTTGAAAATGGGATTGGATTTGTCGATCCGAAAGAGAATAAGATTGTCATGGTGTGGAGACCTCAGTATAAACCCGAAACGCCATCATTACGTCCTATGGAGGAAAACACACAGACAGATTTCAAACCAGCCACGCAGAAACCGTCTGGTGGGAATATGGCGGCATTTATCTATGGCAACCAAAAGGGCGGCGGCAGATTTGTAGGAAACCGTAAAAAGCATACTATCAGAGGGATGAAAAAGAAATGACAGAAGAGGAAAAAATCAATAAATGGATAAGCGAACACGATGGGGATGATTACTGTCATTACTGCACACTTTCAGAAGATTGCAGCCACGGTATGGTATGCTACGGCGGAGAACCAATAGAACCTGCGTGCTGCTCCTATGATATTGCAGAACTGCTTGATACAGAGCAGATTTTGGAGGATATGGATAATGGGGAAGAATAATAAATTGATAAATTCTCTGAACGAAATCGCCAGAAGAAACCGCTCACAGAATGTTGCTACCGCAGCAGATCAGATGGTTCCACAGATATATGCGGCTATCGCCATTGCGTTGCACCGCACATACGGTTTTGGGTATAAACGTATCAATGATATATTCGTGGAATCTCAGCACATTTGGGAGGATTATGCCGGAGACGGAGCTGGCATGGTTAAAAAGTGTGAGGAAGAAACCGGAGTGACTGTATGTAGCCCAGAAGAGGCGCAGAGATTGATGGAGATGCAGAATGGGATGTAGTGAAAATTGCGGATCATGCACATGGCATGAGAATTTCAATGGGACAACGGATTGGATATGCGCCAATGAGGAAAGTGATTGTTACGGAGCGGTTACATCCTGGGATGATTGTTGCGTAGACTACGAACCAAAACACGTAGAATAACGAACTTAATTACATCATTTAACTTTCAATTATATCATTTGAAAAGGAATGACTACGTTGAATATCGGCTACACCGATATTTTAATGCGTTATCATTCCTTTTTTGTTAAAATGATGGTGTCTTGGTATAGACGTTGGTGGATTATCCCTTTCTTGATATGGAGTAGTGAACGCTACTCCATATTGGTAAGCCCGGATAGCTCAACTGGCAGAGCATTTGATTTGTAATCAAAAGGTTGTGGGTTCGATTCCCACTCTTGGCTCTTGCCTCTTTCGAGAGGTCATGGGTTCCTCCATTATTGTAGGATAGGGCGGTGGCGAGCCGCCCAGTAATGTGTGGTGGCGCAGTTCGGTAGCGCATCTGACTTTTAATCAGACGGTCGTGGGTTCAAATCCCATCCACGCAACTATCCACATACAGAAAGGAGCAGCTATATTGGAAACGGAAAACGTATACTGCCCTGTATGTAAGGCACGGGCAAACCGTGAAAAACTTCTTTTCAAGAAAGCACCCGGAGCATCCGGCACGATTTTTATAAACTGCCGTGGATGTAAGGAAGTAATAAAAATAGAATTAAGCAAAGAGCCTTTGAGCCGGTTAAGTCACAAGTAGACTTGATCGGTTCTTTTGTTTTATTCGGAAAGGGGAAACTTCATGTACGCAAGCAACCGTCCGACTCTCGGTAGACGAATGTTAATGACTGATGAGAGGGAAATTACGAAAGACAATATCATATCGGTTGTATCTAAGGCGTTTATGGAACACCAGGAGAATGTGGCACAGGAAGTTTTTCTTTTTGAGTATGAGAAAGGCAATCAGCCAATTCTTAACCGTGAAAAGAAAATCAGACCGGATCTCAATGCCACAGTCGTAGAAAACAATGCTTCAAAGATTGTGGACGTGCATCTGGGATATTGTTTTTCCAACCCGATCACTTTCGTACAGAGAGCAAAAATAGAACCTACAAAGAAACAGAAGAAAGCC